TAAAGATAGAGAGCCAAGTATCGTACAATTAAACGGTAACGACTTAGATAAACGTTACGAAAGTACGGAGGTTGGACTTAGTAAAAAGATATTCATTGCACATTCTGTAATTAACCCTAAAATGTTTGGGTACATTCAAGATAGCTCTTTATTTTCTAGTGACTTAGAGAAAGATTTTAACATATTTTCCCAGACTTACATAGCTAAAAGACAGAAAAATATAGCAGATTCTTTGAATTATGTATTGTCAGAGTTAAACGGAATGACTGGAACAATATCTTTTAACGAATATAAGCTACAAATTGAAAACCAAATCGACGAAACTAATGCAGTTAGTAAGGCGTTAAACTCAATGAGTCCATTAGTAGCGAATAAAGTGTTATCATCATTGACTAGTAACGAGATTCGAGCTTTAGCTAAATTACAACCTATCGAGGGAGGTGATACAATACCAACGGCAACCGCTACTTTTTCAGCAGAAGACAATGAAACGCAAATACTAGATTTATTTTCAAGTTGTGGACGTTCAAAAAGTGATGTTAAGATTATCAAATCAGAGGAATTTAGCAACCAAACAGATGAGGAAATAATCGAGGGTTTTTTTAAAGATAAATTTGCAGTAACAGATAATCAAAATCTAATCCTTTCGATGTTGTCAAATGGTGAAAGCTACGACGCTATCGTAAAGGCATTGGACATGAAACCTATTGAAGTATCAAAAATCATTATAGGACTGCAAAATAAAGGTTTATTAGATGGTGGCAATGTAACCGATAGAGGACTTCAAGAGATTATACAACAAGATGAAATATCAGTTGTTTATTCATACGAGAAAAGACCAAATGCTCCCGACCTTGTGAAAGGTGGAAAGTCAAGAGATTTTTGCGCTACTCTAATCAGACTAGATAAGGTTTACACACGTGAAGAAATAAACATGATAAGCACGGCGGTAAATCGTGACGTATGGAGTTATAGAGGAGGGTGGTATCATAACCCTAACACTGATATTAATACTCCATCATGTAGACATTTTTGGAAACAAAACGTAATTTATAAGTGATATGACAGCATTCTTAATAAACGCATACAACTTAAAGCAACTTTCGCTAATTCACGGCAATGTTGAGGATAGTATCTTAACTCCGACTATTAGAATAGTACAAGATACAATGATTGAACCTATAATCGGGACATCTTTGTACACTAGATTGTTAGAGGGAATAGATGCAGACGACTTAAATGCTGATGAAGTACTGTTAATGGATAGTTATATTATCCCAGTGCTTGCAATGGGGTGTAATTTAGAGGCGGTTGTGATGACTACCTACCAAATACGTAATAAAGCGACTGGTATTACGTCTGATGAGTTTTTAAAGGGCGCTAGTGAAAGCGAAGTTAATAGGTTACAAGATTCGTTTAGATCTAAATTTGAACATTACAGACAAAAGTTAATCAAATACTTGAAGTATAACAGTAATTTATACCCTGAATACTATGAATATTTCTCAAATCCTGATAGTTTTTATGACTGTTTAACTGATGGAGGAGAGGGAATTAAACCCGATTTAGGAAAGCCACGAAGTAATTTATATTTTAGATGAAAAGCACACTTAATCAAATCAATAGAGAATTACAAGCTATTGCAGATGCTCACTTACAAGTAAATACTTATTACTGGGGTGACTTTCTAAACGCTATAAACCAAGATAGCGCCGTTACATATCCTTTAATGTGTTGTTATGTGACTGGAAATTCACTATCTAAGAACACTATACCTGTAACGATTAACATTATTATAGCTGATAAGTTCTTTAAAACGGGTAGGCAAGGCAATTTAAACGATACAGAGAGTGATACTCTGCAAGTTGTACGTGATGTTTACCAAGTTATAAGTAAATCTCCTAGATGGCAAAATCTAGGAAAGATAAGCGGTGCAACTGCTAGCAAGTTTTTAGAAAAGGGAGCAGATGAAAGCGCTGGATGGGTACTTGCTATTTCTTTCACAATGTACGACAGTAATAGTATTTGCGATTTGCCAATGATTGGTTATGATTTTGAGGAATCAGGAGAGATGCAAAATTGCGCTGATGTGTTGATTATTAATTCAGACGATACATTTAGCTATACGGCAAGTAGTGGAGAAACTTACACTTTGCCTGATACTGTTTACAATGTTTACTTTAATAGTGTGTTACAACAAACTTTTTCAGTTCCTACATTATCATGAAGAACTTTATAAATAACCAAGCCTTTACTGATAGCGTAACTTCTTTGGATGGTGCAGATACTATTTTAGTTAGACAAACCGCAAACAGTAAAAAAAACACAGAAATAAGTTACAGTAATTTTATTAGTGCTATTGGTGGCGGTATTACAAATGATAATTTTATTTTCGTAAATACTCCTAGTGATTTGCCAACTGCGGTTGCAAACGTAATTACACTATTAGCAAACGTAACGTATTTTTTTACCACTACTGTAGATTTACTAGGTGATAGGATTGTATGTAGCGCAAATACAGTTATACTTGGTGCAAGTTCAGAAAACTGTGTTTTAAAATCTACGGGGTTAAATTCTTCTACTGCTTTAATTACTTCGGTTTATTCTTTACCTATTCGTAATATAACTTTCACACATGGCACGGTTTTAAATTTAGATGGTGATGGTACAACTACGGCATTAGATTGGTTTGGTGTAAACTTTACAGATTGCGCCACAGTTGGAACTATTAAAGATTACACGAACGTAATTATAGGAGATAGCGCTTTTTTAAATTCCGCTAATTTGACTATCGATGGTACGATTGGGACAGTTGGAATAGGTAATACTTTATTTGATGGTAGAACAGGACAAACAACAATTATAGTCTCATCTACTGCGAACATTACTAGGCGTTTTAGAATCATTTATTCGTCGTTTGTTTGCTTAAGTGGTGAAACTGCATTAGATGTTTCTTCAAGTGCAACTATTACAGATGAAAGATATATTTTAGATACTGTTAACTTTTCGGGTGGTGGAACTTATTTAACGGGAGTAACTGAAACAAGTAATAAGGCACTTTATTCGGGTTGTGTAGGTATAACAAACACGGCAGTTAATGGTCAATTATACATGCAAGGCAATGCAACTGCAACGACTGTAAGTGCTACAAATACATTTTACAAGGTCTTAGGAACAACAACGGCTAGTTCTGATAATTCTAAATATACACACACAAACAACCGATTGACTAATGATGCATCGATAAGGAGAAAGTACTTAATACATTGTAGCTTATCTTTCAATTCAGGAAATAATAATGTTTGTGAGTTTGGATTCTATGATAGTGCTTTGGCAACAATTAGAACTCCGTCTAAAACAAAAAGTACTGCTAATGGTAGTGGGCGAGCTGAAAGCGTTTCATTCAGTTGTGTTGTTTCGCATATTCAAGGTGACTACTTAGAAATTCATTGTTCAAACACTTCAGCAATAACAGATATAACAGTAACTGATATGAACTTTATAATAACTGAAATTAAATAAAAAATAATTAATACCTTTATACTATGGCACAAGACATAAATGTAAATATCACAAATGGAGTTACCGAAGTAAACGGGGTAGTTCCTGACATCAACGGAGTTATAACAATTGAAACGGGGGACATTCCTGAATCGGTAAACGCTAACTTTGTAAGTGATGCACAACTTACTGTAATAGGTAACACAAGCGGAACTAACACGGGTGACGAAACAGACACTACGATTAAGGCTAAGTTAGGTATTACAACTTTGTCAGGAAGTAATACGGGTGATCAGGATTTGAGCGGTTACCAAGTTACGAGTGCGAAGAATCAACCGAGTGGGTACTTAGGCATAACGGCTGGCAATATAGTACAATTACCGAATGGTATGGGGTTCATTTCTTTAAACGTTACACCTAATCAAATTGCTTACTTCGATGCTTTTGGAAATCTATTAACTTTATCGACTGCAACTTATCCTAGTATAGCGCAACTTGCATACGTTAAAGGAGTAACGAGTGCAATACAAACACAGTTAGACGCTAAAAATCCATCAACAACCGCAACTACTGGGAGCGTTATTTCCTTTGCTACTCCACAAGTCTATAATACATTTGACACTCCATCAACGGCAAACTTAACAGACGACTTAACAGGCGCTAAAATTGGAGTTGTACAAAAGATATATTCAAATAAAGCAGTTGCGCCAACAGTACCAGCTGGTTGGGTATTAATAGGTACGGGAACTTACACAACATCGGTATTAAACATTATCTTTGCTGAATGGGTGTCGACGACTAGAGTAGAATATTGGATAACTAAACCAGCATAATATGAGTTACTACCATCATTTAATAAAAGCTGGCGCAAGTTACGGAGCGTTAACAACTTTGTGGATTACAGCTAGAAGTATTACAGACATACCTACAATAAATGCAGTTAATACTTTTGAATCTACTATCAATCCAATAATTGGTAAATTTCATCATATGCAATTTTTATTTAATGGCGATGCTACAAAAAACAATTATAATTTTATAGGTAATTCTGCTTTTGATTTAACGTATTTTGGTTCAATAACTCATGCGAGTACTGGCATGAAATCAACTACAAATGGATTCTTTAAAACGGGTTATACTCCTTTAACACATGGCACTTTAAATTCTGCTCACCAATGTATTTATTCAAGAAACTCTATGGCGTTTACAGCAAAGTGTTCTTTTGGTTCTTATGGTGTAAATAATGGAACCTCTGTTTGTTCTCCTTACTGGGATGGTTCACCAAAGTTTCCATTTAATCAGAATGGCTCTTGGGGTGACAATAGTGTTTGGAATGGTTCTGCTATCGATGCAGAATGGACTAATTCTAGAGGTGTTGCAATTGGTAGCAGAATAAGTTCAACAGAAATTATTGGTTCAATAAACGGTTATCAACGTCCTAGGACTTCACTTATAAGCTCTAATATTCGCTCTGATAGAGAAGTTTATGGTTTATGTATGAATTTTCAAGGAGGTCAAAATTTTTATTCAGACAATGAATTAACTTTCATTTCTCAGGGGGAAGGTCTTACTTCTTCAGAAATGACACTTTTAACAAACGCAGTAGACACTCTAATGTTAACACTAGGTATAAACTTTTAATTATGAATGTAGCAATAATAGATAGTACACAAAGAGATAGTTTGATAGGCGTTTTAATTGCACCATCGACCTACTTTAATTTAGATATGTTGAATGTTAATGATGAATATTGCATTGACGAAGATTCAATTAATTTATGTGATATACAATGGTTGAAAGATTTACCATTGATACAATATGAGCCAAAACAACTTCCAAACTTATAATAATGAACGAATTTGAAAAGTATATTATCGGAGGAATTTCTCTATTAATAACGGGAGCTATAACTAGATTATTTGCTAGTCATTCGAAAAACCACGATAATTTAATAAGATTAGAAGTCGAAGTGAACCAAATAAAAGCTTCAAAAGACCATAACCACGAACAGCTAGAAAGATTATTCGAGGAAAAATTCAAACGTTTTGAGGACAAATTAACACACATGGATAAAACGATTCAAACGAGTTCACAGTACTTTAAGATATTAATCGAAGAATTTAAAAAACAAGAAAAAAAATGACAATAATTGAGAAACTAAAAGCTAAGACCAGCCCAAAGAATAGAAGAGATGGACGTATTTTAACCGCTATATCTGGAGCGTGTGCGACCGTGTTAGGTAGTGGGTTAATCATCAATCCAATAGCTATAACCGTAATTACTGCAATAGGTGGGGTTACTGGAATAATGGCTGGTAAACGAGCGTTAAAAACTGTATAGTATGATACTAATAACACCACATTTAAGTTTAGCAGAAGCCACAACAACAAGTACTGGATTCGATAATACGCCAACAGCGCAACACTTAGCAAACATTAAACTACTTTCTGAAAAGGTATTTGAGCCGTTACGTGTATTGGTAGGTAATAAACCTATTAAGTTAAATAGTGTTTATAGGTCAGCTAAGGTTAACAAAGCCGTAGGAGGTTCTACAACATCACAACATAGCAAAGGTGAAGCTATGGACTTGTGTGCTACCAATATGACCAACGCAAAGCTAGGTAGGTTAATAATGGATAATTTAGAATTTGACCAATTGATTTTCGAGATGCCAATTAACAAAGAACCTAAATGGATACACGTAAGTTATTCAGCTAAGAATAACCGTAAACAAGTATTAATATTCACTAATGGAAAATACATACCATTCAAAGATAGTTTGATTCATTAATTTTAGTATCTTTACGTATCATAATTTTTTCTATTAGGTAAGGGAGATAACCGTATAAACATTAAACCTCGTTGCGCCCGTAACGGGGTTTTTTTATTTAGAATGAATATAAATAGAGGGTAAAGTATTGTTATTTAAAATATGTTTGTTACATTTGTTACAGAATTAATAAATAGAAATTATGAGAAAGAAAGAAACAACAACAGAAAATGTTTACATCACACCGCCTTTAGGGACCATTATGAAATGGTGGTCTAGTCAGAAACTAGAAGAAGACAAAGGAGGTTCGTTTAATTACGAATTATATTTACAATATCAAAACGCTATATCGAAATGACTAAACAACAAAGCAAACTAGAAGCGTTAAAACGTCAAGCTGAATACGAAGCTAATAAGGAACATTACGACTTTCTAATAATGGTTATAACAACATTACAAAGAATCTGTTTAGAGTGTGCCGATGATTTAAATGCAGTTATGCCACAAGTCATAAATAATAGGATGGTTAAAGATTTAGAATACTTCAATAATGCTATTCACTACTTAATGCCTATGGAAGATAGTGCAATTGTGGCTGATGAAGTATACGCAAATACAGAAATAGTTTGGGATTTATTTAGAAAATCATTAAAATAAAGTAGGTTATTAAATAATAATAGTTACATTTGTAACACAATTTAAAAAAAGAAAAATTATGAATGATTACAATGAGTTCTTAGAAAACAAACGTCATCTATTAGGTAGTTTTGGATTTGAACCAAATTACATACCTGAAATGGCTTTCGATTTCCAAAAGTTTATTATTGAAAAAGCTATTAGAAAAGGACGTACGGCTGTATTTGCTGATACTGGATTAGGTAAGACCTTAATACAATTATCAATAGCTAAAAACATAATAAACCACACCAACAAAAAAGTATTAATATTAACACCTTTAGCGGTTGCTTTTCAATTTATTTTAGAAGCTGAAAAATTAGGTATAGACGACATCGAATACTCAAAGGATGGTAAGCACACAAAAAAGATAGTAGTATGTAATTACGAGCGTTTACATTACTTTAATGAATCAGATTTTGTAGGAGTTATTTTAGACGAAAGTTCAATACTTAAAAACTTTGACGGTAAAATAAAACAAGAGGTAACTAGCTTTGTAAAAAAGATACCTTATAGATTTTTATCTACAGCAACACCCTCTCCAAATGATTTTATAGAACTGGGTACTAGTAGCGAGGCTTTGGGTTATATGGGTTACATGGATATGCTAGGTAAGTTTTTTAAGAATAATCAAAATAGCGTTGATTCAAATAATAGAAACATTGGAGAAAAGTTTTACTTAAAGCCACACGCTGAAAAAGATTTCTTTGCATGGGTTAATCAATGGTCAATAATGGCAAAAATGCCTAGTGATTTAGGATTTTCAAATGATAGATACAATTTACCTGAGTTAAAAATTAATAGACACGTTGTAGAAAATCAAAGTCTAATAGATGTTAACGGACAAATTCAAATGTTTACACCTATTGCAAAATCAATGACAGAGGTTAGGCATGAGCAAAAACAAACAGAAGAAAAAAGATGTGAAAAAGCTATCGAACTAGCAAAAGATAAAACTTCTGTTTATTGGTGTAATACAAACAATGAAAGTAGCATTTTAAAACATTCAGATAGCGAAGCCGTAGAAATTATAGGTAGTCAATCAATTGATAAAAAAGAAGAAATATTACTAGCGTTTGCAAATGGAGAAATTAAAAGACTAATAACAAAAGCTAAGATGACTTCAATGGGTTTAAACTGGCAACATTGTAATCACTCTGTTTTTTTTCCTACATGGAGTTACGAACAATACTACCAAGCTATTAGACGTTTTTGGAGGTTCGGACAAAAGAACGACGTTACTATTGACATGGTTATATCAGATGGGCAAATAAGAGTTTTAGAAGCATTACAACAGAAAACAGAAAAAGCAATCCTATTACATAAAAACTTAACAGAAAACGTAAATAGAAGCTTTGAACACAAAACAAAAGAATTTAACAAAGAAATAATTAAACCTTTATTTTTATAATTATGAAAACAGAAAACAAAGTAAAAGACCAAGTAGTAACAGAAAACTACGCTATCTACAATAGTGATTGTATGCTAGTAATGCCAACATTAGGAGACGAAAGTATAGACCTTTCAGTATATTCTCCACCATTTGCAGGGCTGTATAATTACTCAAGTAGCGAAAATGATTTTAGTAACTGTGAAAGTAAAGAACAATTTTTAGAACAATATGAGTTCTTAATTAAAGAGATTGCTAGAGTGACAAAATCAGGTCGTATAACTGCGGTTCATTGTACAGATGTATTTGATAATACTTGTAGACTTTGGGACTTTCCAAACGAAATAATTAGACTTCATACTAAATATGGTTTTGAATACCGTAACCGTATAACAATATGGAAAGAGCCTTTAAAAGTTAGAATGAGAACAATGGTTCAATCTTTAATGCACAAGTTTATTGTTGAAGATAGTACAAAGTGTTTTACTGCAATGCCTGACTATGTATTAGTTTTCACTAAAAAAGGAGAAAATCTAGTTCCAGTAACACATCCATTTGGAATGAATCATTACGCTGGAGAAATTCCAATTTTACCAAACATTTTACGAGCGTGGAATAATGCAAATAATTCTAATTTAAATGAGGTTGAACTTTGGGAACATTTGAATAATATTAATGAAGACGACAAAATTACAAAGTTGAATCATTATGTATGGCAAAGGTACGCTAGTTCTGTATGGGATGATATTAGAATTGATAACGTACTACCTTTTAGAGATAGTAAAGAAGAAGACGACGAAAAGCACGTACACCCTTTGCAATTGGATGTTATAGATAGAATTGTAGAATTATATTCTAATCCTAATGAAGTTGTATTAACTCCTTTTATGGGTGTTGGTAGTGAGGTTTTCAGTCCTGTATCAATGGGTAGAAAAGCAATAGGTATAGAGTTAAAAGATAGCTATTACAAACAAGCTATTTTAAACTTAAAAGAAGCAGAGAAAAGATTTAAAGCAACAAATTACAAACAAGAAAGTTTATTCTAATTACCCTTTAAATGCGTGGTACGGTTTAAAGGTTCAAAAATATGGGGAGGTAAAAACAAAGCTTTTTACATTCTATTACTCCCTATATTTTTTGTATTTTTGCAGAATGAAAAGAATACTATTCGTCAACCTTACTTGCACAGACAACAACAAACCTAAACACTTCAACAAAGTAGTAATAACAGAGGGCAATACACATTACAAGCGTTTACCGATTACTAAGATTGAGATAATAAAACACGTTGGATATACAAATAAAAACGGTTAGTTTTGTCGGTTGAAACACGTTGAGTCATAGGTTCGAGTCCTATACCGTTTTTAATCCAGTTCTTAATTGAGCTGGATTTTTTACTTTTTACCTAGATTAGTAAACTTTATTTTAAAATAGTGGACTTTACACCAAAAAAAGTTATTGAGTGATAGCAACGGTTTCGAGAGGTTTTAAAAAAATCAGTGGACTTTATAAAAAAAAAGTTTCTGAGTCGTACCTAAGGCTAGAGGGCAATAGTGAACTTTTTTCGTAAAAAATGGGGGGTTATTACACAATCCTACTTTGTAAAAAAAAGGTAAAAAAAGACAAAAAAGTTTACTATTCTTCTATATCCTAGTACCACACTCAGAAACTTTACAGTGGTCTTTTATTTTTTAGTTTAAATAAAGTTTACTAACTATACGTTAACCCTTGCTATGACTCAGAAACTTTTTTTATTTTGCTTTTTTTATTGTTATTTAAAATATTATTATTAATATTGCAATACGGTAAGCCTTGCAACTTCCAAAGAAATTATTTAAAAACCCATTTGTTAAAAGTCATGCAAGGCGCTTTTTTCAAATGGGTTTTGTCATTTAACAATATTTATGAGTAACAATTTAATTAATCCAGAAGATAAATTCTGGAGCGAAAACCAAAACGGTCAAGTGCAATTAAATAATTTTAAATTTCGTAGGTTCTTAGAAATGAAAGATTATTTTAAAAACAGACCAAACGAAAACAGTACTTTTAATATTATTCAAAAGAACGATATATTCTTAGAGATTAAAGACGAAGTGGATGTAAAGGATTTTGTACTAGATTACGTTTTAAACAACAGTTTAGGAGAACAAGTATACAATCTGTTAACTTCTAAAGTAACTACCTTTAAACGTGATTTTTTAAGTCAAATATCTACTAAAGAAATAGAGATATTAAAAGACACTAAAGACACATGTTATTTGTTTTATCAAAACGGAGTTGTAGAAGTAAAAAAAGATAGTCAGACTTTAAAAGATTATAGCGATTATGGTTTAAGTATTTGGAAAGACCAAGTAATTAAAAGAGATTACATAAATAGCGACCATCATCAAAGCGAGTTTAGAACTTTCGTATGGAAGATTTCAGGAGAAAATATAGACCGATACAACACTTTTCAATCTGTAATAGGTTATTTAATTCACTCTTACAAATCCAAAGGAGATAATAAAGCTATCATTCTAAATGATGAGATGATAAGCGACGAGCCAAACGGACGAAGCGGAAAGGGTTTATTTTGGAACGCTTTATCCAATCTTAAAAAAGTTCAATCAATAGATGGTAAAAAGTTTTCTTTTCAAGATCAATTCCCATATCAATCAATTAAAACAGATTGCCAAGTTTTAGTATTTGATGATGTTAAAAGAAATTTTGCATTTGAAAATCTATTTTCTGTAATTACTGAGGGTATAGAAATAACCTACAAAGGACAAAATACTATTAAATTACCAGTAGAAGATTCTCCAAAGATATTAATCACTACAAACTACGTATTAAAAGGAACTGGAGGAAGTCACGACGCTAGAAAATTTGAAGTTGAATTAAGCACATTCTTTAATGCAAATCATACACCTATTGACTTTTTTGGTCACATGCTTTTTGATGATTGGGATATTCAGGAATACGCTAGATTTGATTGTTACATGATTGAGTGTGTAAAAAAATATCTTAATAATGGTTTAATGAATTACGAAAGTATTTCTTTACCGTTTAAAAAGTTTGAATTAGAAATAACAAAAGACTTAATAGAAATAATTGAAACTATTAAATGTAGTGAGTGGACTGTATTTGATGACTTTTATCAATCTTATGTTCAGAACGTAGTTAAGAAGTGGGAAGCTCAAAAAAAGAATGCAGTTACTAGAAATTTAAAGAAGTATGTTAATTTCTATAAGTACAAGTATGAAGAAGTTTCAAGTAATGGAATAAAGAAATTTAAAATTATAAAAAATGAAACAACTAGATAAACCAACTGGAATAATACTTTGTACTCCTTTTATTTCCATAAATAAGGAATTAGAAAAGCAATATATCCAATTATCAGAACACGAAAAAATAAACGGTAATTTAAGAACTGAAATAGATATTAACACGGCTTACCATTATCTTAAAAATTTAGCGTTTAGAACCGAAGCAACGATATTAAAACAAGAGCAAAAGGAAATAGATACAACACTAGCAGAAAACACCTTAAAACGCTTGTTATTTATACAGTATCAATTTACTAGATTAGATGTTGATATACAAACTTTAAAACGTGAAAACCAATTACTAGAGGAAAAGTTAAACTATTTTAAACAGAATTTCAAATGATGGAATTAAGAGATTATCAAATAGACATATCAAACAAGGCTGTTAAAATATTGAGAGTTAAAAGAATCGTTTATATTAGTTCAGAGGTTAGAACTGGTAAAACTTTAATGGCTTTAAATACTGCTAAATTATACGGTGCTAAACGTGTTTTATTCTTAACGAAAAAGAAAGCTATCAAAAGCATTACGGACGACTATATTAATTTTAATTACTCAAATGATTTCGAGTTGGTGGTTATAAATAATGAATCAATGAGTAAAGTTGTTGGTAAATTTGACTTAGTTATTCATGATGAAAGTCATAGATTTGGAAGTTTTCCAAAGCCAAGTAAAGGAGCAAAAGAATTTGCATCTAGATTTGCAAGTTTACCGATTATATTATTGTCAGGAACACCAACACCAGAGAATTATTCTCAAATATTTCACCAGTTTTGGATAAGTGCTTTTTCACCATTTGGACAAACAACATTTTATAAATGGGCAAAGACTTATGTAAATGTTAAACAAAAGCATTTAGGATATGGAATAATAAACGACTATACAGATGCAAAGCAAGATCTTATTAAACCAATATTAGAACCTTATTTTGTTACATTCACACAAAAGGAAGCTGGATTTACAAGTGAAGTAAAAGAAAATGTTTTATTTTGTAAAATGCAGGAATCAACATACAATCTAATTAAACGATTAAAAAAAGATTTGGTAATTGAAGGTAAAGAAGAGGTTATACTTGCAGATACTGCGGTTAAATTAATGACTAAATGCCACCAATTATACAGTGGAACAATTAAATTTGAAAGCGGTAACATAAAAGTATTAGATGATAGCAAAGCGCAATTTATATTAAACCGTTTTGGAACTGTTAAAATAGCTATTTTTTATAAATTTCAAGCAGAACTGGAAGCAATACAAAATTTATGGGGTGATGATGTTACAACAGACTTGGATGAATTTAACAATACAGACAAAGATATTGCCTTACAAATTGTTTCAGGTCGTGAGGGTATAAGTTTAAAGAACGCAAAGTATTTAGTTTATTACAATATGGACTTTTCAGCAACTTCATACTGGCAAAGCAGGGACAGATTAACAACAATGGATAGATTGAGTAATGAAATTTTCTATATCTTTTCAGCTGGAGGAATAGAGCAACAAATTTTTGAATCAGTTAAAAAGAAAAAGAATTTTACAACATCATATTTTATAAAAAACTGTTTATAATGGCATCAAAAACACAAACGAAAGTAATTAAATTATACGAGAGCAAAGGGTATTACGTTATAAATTTAACACGTACAAATAAAAATGGTATTGCTGATTTGCTTTGTCTTAAAGATGGAGAAAAACCAATGTTTGTAGAATGTAAAGAAGTAAACGACACCGTTAAAACCTTACAATCATACAGAGGTCGAGAGGTTGAAAAGTACGGATGTGAGTTCATGGTTATTAAATCCACTATTTAGAATCAATCTAAACAACGGTAAAGTATTGCAGTATTAAATTAAATAGTTACATTTGTAACAAATAAAGAAATTATGAAAACAAACAGAATACAACTAGACGACATTAAAATGTGGAAACTCAAAGTACTAGCGAGTAAAAACGAACGTAGTACACTTAACCAGCACATAGTAGATTTAGCGTTTGAAATAGCTATGTCGGCTATGGAGAATTTAGATGAGGAGAGCTTTGAAAATGTAACTGGATTGAAGTTATAATAACGTTTTACAGCTATACGAAACGGCTCTAAACACAGTATATGTCAAGCCGTTTTGTATAACTGTTGTTAGTAGGCGTTTTATTCACACAGTAAATTTTTAATTATGTACGTATTACATATAAATATTGCAAATGTAGTTTTCAGTTGTCCTTATTGTGATAAACAGTATAATGATTATGAAGATAATTATATAAATAGATGCAATAAAAATAAATCAAAATGCACGAGTATAAAGTGTACTTGTGGTAATAAGTTCTATATGACTTATAATATTGTTGGTGACGCAATTTCTTTTAAACGATAAATAATTATGAAAATAACATTAAATAAAGTTAAGCGAAAATTAGAAAAAGAACATGGATGGGATAATCTATTTTTAACAAAGGATGACCCTCAGAGTATGGCATGGTTTACTGACCATTTGATAAAAGATACATTAAAGGTTATTGATGAAATTTTAAAAGAACAAAAAGGAATTTCAATAAAATGATAGTCAAACAGGTATCTACTTCAAATGCCTACTAACGTATCGGTGCTACCCGATGGGCGTTATTGAGTGTGAACGTTCAAAGCCTATTGGGTAACACTTGTTAGTAGATGCAAAAAAGAAACACTAATAAAAACTAAAAAAAAATAAATTATGGAATTAAGAAAATTAAATGCAGAATTAAAAGCAAAAGAATTAGTAGACTTTTACTTACCAAAGGTGTACTGTTATGTAGGTAGTGGATTTATGACAGGTACAGAAGATGAAGATTATAAATTAAAACTAGCTAAAGAATGTTCTATTTTTTTACTAAACCAAATAGAAGAATTTTCCCTGGAATTACCTTATGATTTTATAGAGGAAGTTAAACAAGAAATTAACAAACTTAACCTACATTAGCATTATAGCCCGAAGCGAGATTGATAAGTTTCTTTTTTGTTTCTACTAA